GAGTCGATGATGGCGACCCGCGGGTGACGTGGCTAACGACGCAGGAGAGGGGCGAGAAGACCGGGGTCAAAGTGTCGATTTTCGAGGTGCCGCGATGACGGCCTGGTGGCTTGGGTACGTGGCGATGGCGGTGGCGGTATCGGTGTGGGCGATACTCGAGGACTGGAGGCGAAAGTGATCGCGCCGCCATACATCGCAGAGATCGACGACTCCTACGTGGTCAAGTGCGGTCGGGGTTTGGATCTGTCTGTTTTCGAGATCGGAAGAGTTGTTTACTTTTTGGAGTCGAACGGAGCCGTAAAAATAGGATGGACGGAGCACCTTGAGGGCCGGATGCGGGACTTGCAGTCATGCAATCCTGTGCGCCTTAGGTTGTTGGCTGTCGCCAAGGGAGGACTGCGTCTGGAGCGAGTGTTGCATCGCGCGCTTGCGTCTTCCAGAATTCGCGGCGAGTGGTTTAGGTGGTCGCCTGAGTTGTCCGGCCTTATTGTTGGGTTCAGGATGTGGCCGCACATGGTTTGGGGTGATTCTGAGGTCGAGATGGAGCGACTGGTGCTGCGCCAGATCGGGTACTATCGCGACACGTCAGTCGCAACTACTGGGGGCGAAAGTGAAGAGGTTCATGGCGGTTGACTGGTACGACGTCAAGCAGTTCCTCTGGACCGTCCTCAGTTGGGCGTTCTTCGTCCTGTGGCTGTACTGCGTCATTAAGACTCCGGACGACCAGGCGCGGCGGATGCTCGATGCCTGGGACGTGCAGCGCTGAGTCGTGCGCCACGGCAGAAATGATGTAGGCTGTCAACATGGCATTGACCCCCAAGCAGCAAGCGTTCGTCGACGCCTACGCCGGCAACGGGACCGAGGCAGCCCGTGCCGCGGGTTACCAAGGTACCGACGCAACATTGGCAACGGTGGCATCGAAACTGCTCAAGGTTGCAAAGGTTTCCGAGGCCCTTGCGCGACGTCGAGTGAGCGTCGAGGCTGCTCGGGCTGCCGTGGTGAAAGTCGCTGGCACCATAGCGACGCGAGCCGAGCGCCAGGCATTCTGGACCGCGACGATGCTGGACTCGGGCGCTGAGATGTCGGCGCGACTGAAGGCCTCCGAGCTCCTGGGCCGCAGTGAGGTGGACTTCACGGACAAAGTGTCTGTCGACGCGAAGGTGACGTTGGGTGCGCTCATCGAGGCCGCGGGGCGGTTGACCGAGGGCGAGGAGTGAAGTCAGCACCCGCCAGGCTGCGCGAGTGGCGGGACAGCCCTGTCGCTTTCGCGCTCCAATGCCTCGGAGCCGCGCCCGACGCGTGGCAGGTCGAGGTGCTCGAGGCGATCGTCCGCAACGACCGGCTCGCGCTGAAGGCCAGCAAGGGCCCAGGCAAGTCGACCGTGCTGGCGTGGGTTGTCTGGTGGTGGCTCGCGACCAGGCCACACCCGAAAGTGGTCTGCACGTCAGTGACCGAGGACAACCTGAAGGACGGGCTCTGGACCGAGCTTGCGAAGTGGCAGCAGAAGTCGCCATTCCTCAAGGCCGCGTTCAAGTGGAAGTCGGAGCGCATCGAGGCCATCGACCACCCTGAGACCTGGTGGGCGAGTGCGCGCACATGGCCCAAGGGTGGCGACTCATCACAGCAGGCCAACACCCTGGCCGGCGTTCACGCAGACCACGTGCTGTTCGTCATCGACGAGGCCGGCGGCGTGCCGGACGCGGTGGCCGCTGCGGCCGAGGGCGGTCTGGCGAACGCTGACAAGGAGGCCGGGCGCGAGGCGAAGCTTCTCATCGCGGGCAATCCAACGCACCTCGAGGGCCCACTGTACCGCGCCTGTACGTTGGAGAAGCCGCTGTGGTGGGTGAAGGAAATCAGCGGAGACCCGGACGATCCCAACCGAGCGCCGCGCGTCAGCATCGAGTGGGCGCGTGCGCAGATTGCGAAGTACGGGCGCGACAACCCGTTCGTGCTTGTCAACGTCTTTGGCCAGTTCCCGCCCGCCTCGAGCAACGCGCTCCTGGGCGTCGAGGAGGTGGCCGCGGCGCAGCGTCGAGTCGTCCTCGAGGCCGACCTGCGCGAGGCTGTGAAAGTCATGGGCGTGGACGTCGCGCGCTTCGGCGACGACAGGTCGGTGATCACCCTGAGGCATGGTGACGCGTGCCTGCAACCGCTCATTCTGCGCAACCTTGACACAATGCAGTTGGCGGGACAGGTGGCGCGCGCGTACGACAAGCACCAGCCCGACGGGCTCTTCATCGACCAGGCGACGTTCGGCGCCGGGGTGCTCGACCGGCTCGTGCAGCTCGGCTACCCGGCCATCGGCATCGACTCTGCCGGCTCGCCCATCGATGCGAAGTTTGCGAACCGGCGCGCCGAGATGTGGTTCAACATGGCCGACTGGGTTAGGGCACGTGGCGCGCTGCCGTCGAACCCGGAGTACAACGCGGAACTCGTGGCGCCAGCGTACAAGTTTGACAGCAACAACCGACTGCTGCTCGAGAAGAAGGTCGAGGTGAAAAAGCGCACCGGGGTGAGCCCCGACGTCGCGGACTCGCTCGGCTTCACGTTCGCGCAGCCCGTCATGCCGCGGGCGTTGAGAGAAGCAATACAGGGACGGTCGCGTACCGGCAAGCAGGCGGACTACAATCCTTTCGAGAGGTGACACATGGGCGGCACGAACAACGGCGACGCCAAGTCGGACGACAAGATTCTCAACCCCAGCGTGGCGGAGACGCAGCGCTCGGACTTCGAGAAGTTCTGGACCGAGAAGGCGATGGCCGACAAGACGCACTTTTCATGGAACGAGAAGGGCCAATTCTCTGGCTCCAACCCAGGCTTCGCGGACGACAACGCGCGGAAGGCATTCGAGGCGCGCAAAGCGAAGTGGCAGTCAGATATGGAGGCCGCATGGAACGATCCGACGACGCGCGCCAACTTCCTCGGCAACAAGTACGCGTCGAGCGCGAAGTCCGACAAGACGGACTCGTACCTGCGCAATGTCGGCATGAAGCGCCGCACCGGCTCCACACAGAGCAGCTACATCAACCAGGCTTTCGACCCTGCGGCGCCCATCGGTCGCGGCAACATTCTCGGAGACTGACATGGAAGACCGCGACACGAAGAAGCGCCTCAACGAGTGGCACACGGCACTGAAGAGCGAGCGCTCGAGTTGGCTCGAGACGTGGGACTCCATCGCTACGCACATGCGCCCGCGTGGGTTCCGGCGCGACACGATGGACTACGACGGCGACGAGAAACACCAGGACATCATCAACTCGACGCCCCTCGACTCGGCGCGCGTGCTGGCGTCGGGCATGATGGCGGGCATCACCAGTCCCTCGAGGCCGTGGTATCGGCTGACCATGCAGGGCGAGCCCGAGCTCAGCGAGAGGCCCGCGGTGAAGCGCTGGCTCTCGGAGGTGGAGCGCCGACTCCGCCAGGCCATGGCGAAGTCGAACCTCTACAAGGCGCTGTTTCTAATCTATGCCGACCTGGGCCCGTTCGGCGTTGCTGCCGCGTCCATCGAGGAGGATGTTGAGGACGGCGTGCGTGTCTATGTGTTCCCGGTCGGCTCCTACTGCCTTGCCACCTCGAGCCGCGGGGCCGTCGACACGCTGTTCCGCGAGGAGTCGATGACGTGCAAGCAGGTCGTCGACCTGTTCGGCGAGGAGAACTGCAGCAAGCGGGTGCAGGACTGGAACCGCGAAGGCAAGCACACCCAGCGGCTCGACGTCGTGCACTGCGTGTGGCCCAACGACGACTACAAGGAGGGCGCCGTCGGCACCGCGGGCAAGAAGTTCCTGTCCTACTGGTGGGAGGCCTCGAGCAACGAAGAGGACGGTTTCCTTCGCAAGGCGGGCTACCACGAGTTTCCGATTGTCGCGCCGCGCTGGGAGACAGTCGCGGCGGATGCGTACGGGCACGGGCCGGGCTGGGCAGCGCTGGGTGACTGCCGCGCCCTGCAATTGTACGAGCGCAGGTCTGCGCAGGCGGTCGACAAGGTGGTCAACCCGCCGATGGCCGCACCCACCGGGGCCGCGTCGGGCGTCATCTCGCTGCTTCCGGGCGAGGTGAGCTTCGTCGACGCGCTGGGCGCGGGGCAGGCGCTGCGGCCGGCTGTGACGGTCGACCCTCGAGCCGTCGAGGTCTTCGAGATGAAAATCCAGCGGCATGAGGAGCGCATCCGTCGCGCCTTTTTCGCCGACTTGTGGCTCATGCTGTCGCAGAGCGAGGGGCAGATGACCGCGCGAGAGGTGTCGGAGCGCCGGGAAGAAAAGTTGCTGCAGCTCGGCACCGTCCTCGAAGCACTCAACGACGAGCTCTTGGACCCGGTCATCGACCGCTTCTTTGCCATTCTGTTGCGCGCTGGCCAGATTCCTCCGCCGCCCGAGGAGCTCCAGGGGGTCGAACTCAAGGTGGAGTACATCTCCATCATGGCCCAGGCTCAGAAGCTCCTGAGTACCACCGGCCTTGAGCGCATCTCTGCGTTCGTCGGCAACCTGTCGCAGTTGAGTCCATCGGTGCTGGACAAACTGGACGTCGACCAGCTGGTTGACGAGTACGCTGACTCGCTCGGCGTGCCCCCGGCGGTCGTCCGGCCCGACGAGGAGGTCGAGGCCATGCGTGCCTCGAGGGCGCAGCAGCAGGCGCAGCAGCAGGCGCTCGAGCAGGCCACGGGCGCCGCAGACGTCGCGAAGAAGCTGGGCGACACGTCGCTCGAGAGTGGCAACGCACTGTCTGAGATGCTGAAGGGTGTGGGCGCTCGATGACTATCAAGTTCGTACACGAGACAGTCTCCGTGGGTCCGACGTCAACCGTCATGGCCACCGTGGACATTCGCGACACCAGGACGTGCGCCGTCGCGGTCAAGAATACCGACACGAGTCAGACGCTCGACGTCACGCTTCGGCGAAGGTGTGACTCGAGGGACGATTTTGCACCCACCAACACGCCGCTCGAGCTGGTGGCCATTCCTCCGGGCGAGCAGCGCGCGTGCGACATCGACGTCGGCGTGCACGTGGAGCTTGAGGTGCTGGGCGTCGCGTCGGGTGCTGGGCTAGACGCGGTGGTAACCGTGAAGCCGGACTACGGGAGAAGGCCATGACCGAATGGATTGCAGTGGCGTTGTCGGTTGTCTCGTCGGGCCTCGCGGCCTATTCACTCCTGCGGCGCAAGCGCCTCACCCTCTCGCAGCTCGCGACTCTCGCGTGCGACCACGGCGAGACGGCCGAGAGTAAAACGCTGCCGCGGTGGAGGCTGGCGCACGAGGCGGCTGTGCGGCTCGACGAGCGAGACAACGGCAAGCGGGACTACTCCGACGCAGCGCTGCGTCTGGCGGTGGACTTCGAGGCCTCGCGCCGCGGGTGGCGCAAGTGACTCGCGAGGAGCGGGTGGCGCTCAACGACGTCGACCTGCGCGTTGTCATGGGCACGCAGCCAGGGCGCCGGCTGGTTTGGCGGCTGCTCGAGCAGGCCGGGCTGCACACGCCGTCGTTCGCATCGGACGACAACGCAACCGCCTATAACGAGGGGCGGAGAAGCGTCGCCATTGCCCTCATGCGCGAGACGCAGCGGGTGTGTCCGGAGCTCTGGGTGACGATGGTACGCGAGCAGCTGGCGGCCACCGAGCAGGAAGCACACAAACCGTAACGCCCGGGCTCTCCAGCGTTACGGGTGTGGCGTGCGCACCACGCTTTGCGTGTGACCATATTGCGCCATACGTCACCATGCGTGTATGGTCACTGGCATGACCACCACCACTTCCGCCGCACCGGCGGTTGACCCTGGGCAGCAGTCCGCGACTCCACCAGCAACAGCCTCCGCTCCGAGCGGGACGCCCGCACCGGCGGCATTCTCGGCGAGTTCGAGCACCCCGGCCCCGGCGCCGTCGGCGATCGAAGCGGCCGGCGCTGATTCTGGTGAGGTTGAAATAGCGCTCCCGGAGAGCTTCCATGTCGAGCCCGAGGTGTTGACTGGCTTCAAGTCGACGGCCAAGGAGCTCGGCCTCGATTCACCAAAGGCGCAGAAGCTCTTCGACCAGTACGTCGCGCTCGAGACGAAGCGCGCCGAGGCGGCGACGAAGGCTTTCGAAGAGCGCAACATGAAGTGGGTGGCGGAAATCGACGCAGACAAGGAAATCGGCGGGGCGAAGAAACCTGCCGCGCTGGCCAGTCTGCGCAAGGCCATCAACCACTTGGGCGGCGAGGACGTGGCGAAGGCCATTGTCGCGGCCGGACTCGGGAACCACCCTGCGCTTGTGCGCGGGCTTGTGAAGCTGGGGCGCGGCCTCGGCGAGGATTCAGTCTCTGGCACCACGCCAGCCGCCGGTGACAAGGGCGCGGAGGTTTCACTCCGAGACGTCATGTACCCCACCATGCGGAAGTCAAAACCCTGAAGGAGAAGTGAAACATGGCAACCATCAACCAGGGTCTTCCGACCCTTCTCGACATTGCGCGGAGGACCGACCCCAACGGGAAGATCGCCCGCATCGTCGAATCACTCACCGTCGAGACGCCCCTGCTGCAGGACATGCCTTGGTTTGAGACCAACGGCACGGACGGGCATCTCATCACCACCCGCGAGGCGCTCCCGTCGCTGACGTGGCGCAAGTACAACGAAGGCGTGCTGCCCACGAAGAGCCGCACGGGCCAGTTCGTTGAGACCTGCGGCATGCTGGAAGGTATCAGCAAGGTCGACGTCGCGCTCGCGAAGCGGAATGGCGACGAGGCCGGCTTCCGGATGTCTGAAGACCTCGCGTTCGTCAGCTCGTACAGCCGGGTCCTCGAGGACGCATTCTTCTATGCGTCGCAGAAGGTGAACCCGGAGCGCATCACCGGCCTGTCGCCGCGCCTCGACGCGCTCAGCGGCATTCCGTACAGCTCGCAGGTCATTGTCCATGGCTCCGGCCAGGCGAACGGTGACTCCGACTGTGCCAGCATCTGGTTGGTGGGTTGGGGCGAGCGCAAGGTGTATGGCATCTACCCCAAGGGCTCGACCGCGGGACTGCAGATGAAGGACCTCGGCGAGGAGCTCGTCACCGACTCCGCGTCGGCCACGTCCACGGGCGCCGAGTTTCTGGCGTACCGTTCACACTTCAAGTGGGAGCCCGGCCTCGCAGTCGAGGACGCGCGCTACCTTGTGCGCATCTGCAACATCGACTCGGACAACCTCGCGCGCACGGGCTCGACCCTTATCGACGCCATGGAGAAGGCGTGCGAGCAGATTCAGTCGCTGACTGACTGTCGCCCCGTCTTCTACTGCAACCGCACCATCCGCTCGTACCTGCGCAGCCAGGCGCGAGACACCGTCAAGTCCGGCGGCGGGCTCACCTTCGAGAACATCGAGGGTCGGCCTATGGTGTACTTCGGCGGCGTGCCCATCCACCGCACCGACGCGCTCCTCAACACCGAAGCGCCGCTCACCTGAAAGGAACCACTCCAATGAGACTCGACAAACAGAATCTCCTCATGGACGGCCTGCTCATCGACACGGGCACCGTCGTTTCGACCAACTCCATCGACCTCTACGGGGCGGCTACCGCGGCGTCCAACCAGGTCCAGGGAGCCACCACCGACACCCTCGGCAACACGCCTCCGTTCGACGCCGGGAAGAGCGACATCGAAATCCTCTTCCAGGTCACCACGGCGTTCGCCACGTCCACGTCGGTGGTCTTCAGCATCATCATGTCGGCCAACGCCAACCTGAGCTCGCCCACCGTGCTGTGCTCGACCCCGTCCATCGCCATCGCGTCGCTCGTCCCGGGCTACCGCGTGCGCCTCGCGGTCCCCAAGGTCGGCGTCACCGCGCGCTACCTCGGCTGTCAGGCCGTTGTCACCGGCTCGACCGGCACGGGCAACGTGACTGCCGCCATCGTCGGCGACGACATGTCGCTCGCCACGTCACCAGGCAGCGCCGTCTGAGACCCGCTGGGGCCTGCCTGGTGGGTCTGTCGTGAGGCTCCAGCAAACTCCCCCCATCGTGGGGGGAGTGCAGTTCGGGCGGCATGGCGCCAGTACGGGCTGGTTCGAATCCAGCACTGCCCCTTCACCCACAGGAGAAGCACATGACGACAGAGACGAAGGTGTATATCTGCAAGGCCCGCTACTACCGCAAGGGGAAGTTGTACGAGGTGGGCGAGAAGATTGTCGTCCCCGTCGGCACGCCCATGTCTCGCGCGTGGCGCGACCCGTCCGCCGTCGTCGATGATGACGTGCCACAGGGCCCCGAGAACCTCTTCGTCCCACAGGGCCCCAAGCTCGAGTTCGTCGACAAGCCAGTCGAGTCCGCCGTCGAGAAGCCCAAGGCGCCCAAAGCGACTCCACCGTCACCCCGTCGCGTTTCCGACAAGTCTCTGTGAGGTAAGCCATGGCCACAACTCCGGCGCAAATCACCAACCTCGCGCTGGGTGCTATTGGCCAGCGCCAACTCATCGACCTCCTCACCGAGGACAGTCCCGAGGCGGCCGCGGCCCAGGTGTACTATGAGCAGGCGCGCCTCGAGGTGCTCTCGAGCTGGTGGTGGAAGTTCGCCACCAAGCGCCAGGTGCTGGCACTCACCGGCGACGAGCGCACGGACTGGGCCTTCTGCTACGCCACGCCGTCGGACTGTCTCGTCGCTCGCTACATCTGGAACGGCCGTGCAGCGCCCACCAACATTCCGTTTGACAAGGAGCTCGACGACGCGGGCACCGGGCTCGTCATTCTCACCGACCAGGAGGACGCGGAGCTTGTCTACACCGCCAAGGCGCCGCCCATCGGACTCTACCCTCCGCACTTCGTCCGGGCCTTCGCACTCCACCTCGCGACGTACCTTGCGAACATGCTGCCGGTGCGGCCGGAGTTGGGCAACAACCTCAACCAGCGCGCGACGTTCGCGCTGCAGACTGCGCAAAAGCTGGACGCGAACGAAGGCAAGCAGGACGAGAAGCCGGACTCTGAATTCACTCGGGTGCGCTGATGATTGACAGGCAGACATCATTCGCGGGAGGCGAACTCTCGCCTCGACTGCACGGGCGGAGTGACTTGCGCGAGGTGCATGGGCACGGCGTGCGAACGCTGAAGAATTTCACCGTCAACCAGCAGGGCAATGCCGAGTCGAGGCCGGGCACTCGCCTGCTGTCCGCGTGCGGCGCGGCTGACGTCGTGCTGATTCCATTCGTCTACAGCCCTGACGTGTCGTACGTGCTGGAGTTCTACTCGGCCGGCATCCGCGTGCATCATCCGGACACTGGCTTCACCGGAAAGACGGTCGCGTTCTCGTCGTGGACGGTGGACGAATTTCGCGAGATGACGTGGGCGCAGTCTGGGCGCTTCCTGTACCTGGCGCACCAGAATCACCGCCCCACTGTCATCACGGCTCCGGAAGACCCGCTCACTGGTGATTGGGAGTACTCATCCCTCCAGTTCTCTCCTCCGCTGCTTGACGACGACACGCCTCTAGAGCCCGTCTTCTGGGACGGAGTTTCGGTGATTGGCCAGGCGCCGGTGCTTGCGTTGCCGATGCTGATGGATGTGCCCGTCGGGAGTCTCTTCCTGAAGGACTCGACACACCCACCGCGAGAGTGGGAATTCCGCGTCTCGACGCTTTTCAGGAACACATCTACCGGAGAGACCGCCGAGTCTACCGCCAGGACCGTCACGAAATACCTCTCGCATGCCACCGATCCGACGCTCGCAACCCCGGCCTCGCTCGGGACGCGCAGAATCGTGTGCGACCCGGAAACGCCAGTGTCCATCTGGTTCTACTCCGACGGAGTGACGACAGCGTCTCACTGGACCATTGACTCGCCATGGCAGCCGATTGCCCAGAATGTCTACAGAGGCCGCGGCGCCATGTTTGGCTTCGTCGGCCAGGCGTTTGTGGCCACGCCGGTGGACGCGTCGGAGCCGGGCCGTGAGTACCTGAAACTGAAGTTCACGGACAACGGAGACGAGCCCAACTATCAGCGCCAGCCGCTGCGCTCGACCAACCCGTTCCCGGTCACTGGCACTCAGCCGGCGGCCTTGGGGTTCTACCAACAGCGCCTCGCGCTCGGCGGCGCCAGCGGAGAGCCGGCGACGGTGAAGCTCTCGGCCACCGACGACTGGGCCAACTTTGACGAACCGGTGGGGCCATTCATCGCTCCAGACATGCCGCTCGAGTTCACGTTCGCCTCGAGCTCTGTCGAGAACATTCGACAGCTCGTGGCGCTCCATCGCCTACTGGTGATGACGGACTCGGGCATCTGGACTCTGGGCCCATCGGATGGCTCTGATGGATTCTCCACTAGCGCCGAGTTCAAGAAGGAGTCGGATGTCGGCTGCTCCAAGCTCCAGGCCCTTCGCGCCGAGGGCGCGGTGCTGTACGTGCCGACGACGGGCCGCGGTGTGCGAGCCATCGCCCCGGGGCAGGGCGGACTTGTCTTCGAGGACGCGAGCTGGTCTGCAGAGCACATCTTCAAGGGCGCCTACTCGACAAAGACAGCCAAGTCGTGGTGCTACGAGGGCGAGCCGAGAGGCATCCTGTGGTGCGTGCTGTCCGACGGCTCGTGGTGCTCGACGACTCGCACTGGGCAGGGCCGGTGGGCATGGTCGCGACACTTCACTGGCGGCGTGCGCCACTTGCTGCCGGACGAGGCCGGGAGCGAGGAGTCTTTCGAGGTCGAGAACTCGGTCATTTCGGCATGCGCCCTGCGCCGCGCTTCGCGCACCGATGTCTTCCTTGCTGTCGCTCGACGCGGAGGCACCTACCTCGAGCGTATGACGGAGCGCGATACGCCAACGGACGTCTATAACGCAGACTCCACCGGCGGAGAGGACTTCGCGCTCGACAGCTATGTGCTCTTCACTGACAAGGCGCTGCGCACCAATGCCATCACCGAGTACGAGCTCAACGGACTGCAGCACCTGAAAGGCTTCGAGGTGTACGTCGTCAGCCCGGGCAACCCCACCCAGGGGCCCTACATCGTCGACTCGGCGGGGAACGTCACCGTGCAGGCCGTGCGCAACAGCAACCAGTACAACGGGCTCGCGTGCCTGGCCGTGGGCCTGAAGTTCACCTGCGACCTGGAGCTGCTCGACGTGGCCCCGGGTACCCTCAACCAGAAGACGCTGACGCGCGTCGGCTTCGAGGTGAAGGCGGCGCCCGGTCTCGAGGTTGGCGAAGACTTCGACCACCTGACGATTGTGCGCGAACGCAACGTGTCCGACGGGTACGCAGTCACGTCGGCCGCGACGAGTGTCCTCGACGTCCGCCCCAAGGGCTCGTGGAGAAGCACGGGGCGCGCGGTGCTGAGGCAGTCGAACCCCAAGCCAGTGACGGTCTACGGCGTGACGCGGGAGATCGAAAATGGCGGCTGAGATTGTCATGGCCACCGAGACGCACATGCTCGAGCTCATCTCGGGCATGCGTCCGGATGACGCGGCCGAGTGCTTCGTCTCTGGCAGCACGCCAGAGGCCACCGTGCGCGAGTCCGTCGGCGAGTCCACCGTGTGCCACGCGATGCTGGTGGACGGAGCCGTCGCGGCCGTTGGCGGACTGGGCGAGGTGCGCGGCAGCATGATTGGCGGGCACAGCGCACAGGCGTGGCTCCTGACGTCCGGCGTCGTGGAGTCGAAGAAGCTGTCGTTTCACCGCGCCATCAGGCTCTGGCTCGAGGTCGTCTCGGAGATGGTCGACCTGGTATGGGCCTTGGTTGACGCCAGGTACGAGAGGTGCCTCGACTGGCTGCGTGCGCTGGGTTTCTCGACCGGCAGGACAATTCCGATTGGGCCTAACCGCGCGCCCTTCGTCTACGTGTGGAAGGAGTTTTGAGCCATGGGCTTTCTCGGAGCAGTCGTGCAGCAGGGAATGGGCATCGTCCAAATCGCCATGGCCGACGGGGAGCGCCAGGCGGCGTTCGACCGAAACAAGCGAGAGCTCCAGCGCGGATGGGAGAGCGAGGAGGCGGCGGCGGCGGATGCGATGGCGCGGTCTGGGCACGAGGCCGGTAAGGCAAAGCAGCAGGCTTCGCAGGTGGCCGGTGCGCAGCGAGTCGCGTTCGCGGCTAACAACATGGTCGGCTCGACCGGCACGGCCGCCAAGTTGGCAGAGGTGAATGAGGCGACAGGACTGGACAACGCTGAGACCATCCGAGCCAATGCCCTGGCGGAGGCGCTCGGGCACCGACAGACGGCCGGGCGCTATAGGATGGAGGTCCAGAAGCAGGCCGCGGCCAACGCCAACGCGCTCTCGTCGTCGATGATTGGCTGGGCCGGTGAGACCGTCAAGGGCGCCGCCGACTTCATGGGCAAGATGGGAGGCGGCAAGTGAAGGTCCCAGTTCTCGATGCATCCGTTCGTCAGGGGCCATCGGCCCCAACCTACAACCCGGACCTGGTGCGTCCGGACAACTCCATGTCGCAGGCCGTCGGGCAGGTCGGCAAGGCGCTCGTGTCTGCGGCCGAGACGGCCGACAAGTACTACTTCGACGAGCAGAATAAGGCCGTGAAGGAGGGCCGGGCGCTGACGGTCGCCGAAGCGTCGCTCAAGAGCGAGAACGAGTGGGCCGGGCGGGCGCTCGAGTTCAAGAAGCTGAAGGGCACGCAGGCGTCAGAGGGGCGCGCGAAGGCCTTCGAGGACATGGAGACGGCCCGGCGAAAGACTGCCGAGGGTATTGCCGACGAGGGCGCGCGGCGCGAGTACCTCATTCGCAGCGCCGAGAGGCTGGCGGCATGGCAGCGACAGGTCGACTCGCACACGCTCACGGAGTTTGACAACGCCCGCGACGAGACACTCAAGGCGCGCATGGGACAGGCGCTCGGGGCCGCTGAGGCTGGTGACGTGAAGAGCACGCACTCGCTTCAGGCGCAGGTAGAGGCCGACATTCAGGCGACTCACCCGGACGCGGCGCCAGCACTCATCGAGAAGTTCAGACAGGACATCGCCCTGAAGAAGTTCGAGGTGACGCTTCGGGGCGGGAACGTCGACAGCGCGAAGGCATTCCTCGAGTCTGACGCCGGCAAGAAGTCGCTGGGCATCCACGCCGAGGAGGCCAACGACATGCTCGTCAAGGCGAAGGCGGCCTACGACAAGAGCGTTGCCAAGGTTGAGGCCGAGGGGTTGGCCGGCGCCATCCTGAAGGACTCGATGAAGCCAGACGGCTACCTCGACGGAGCCAAAGCCGAGGCGGCCATCATGGATACTCCGCTCGAATCGCGCGTGTACGTGCGCACGCTCATCAAAGAGCAGATCGCCGCGGACGCGAAGCGCTACAAGGCCGACTTCGGCAAACTGAAGTCGCAGGCACGCATGGCGCTCACCGAGGGGCGCTCCTTCGCGGCCATCCCGGCGGAGACGCTCGAGCGTCTGAATTCGTACGAGGGCGGGGCCGACTACGTGCGCAACCTGCAGCGCGACGCTGAGTCGATGGCGGATCGGGCGAAGCGCATGGCGCGCGGCACCGGCACGTCGAAGAAGCAGGCCGAGAAGGAGCAGGAGCGGGCCAACAAGTTGGCCCTCGAGCACTTCGGCGAGCTGACGAGGGCGCAGCAGGCCGAGATGGACCTCGACGACTGGGTGGTCGGCCGGGGCGTCGACGAACTCGGGCGAGCCACGCTGGGCCGCCTGCGGACGCAGTCGAAGGAGCACGTCGAGAAGGACGGCGGACGGGCTGCGGACGCATTCACCAGGTTCGCGAAGAAGACGGGTGAAGAGCTCAAGTTCCTGCCCAGAGGGAAGAACAAGGGGCTCGACGAGGACGCGCAGCGCGCCTACCTCTCTGAGGCCCAGGAAGCGTTCGACGCGTGGGTGAAGGAGCACAACGGGAAGCCACCCAGCGCCGACGAGCAGCGGCAGATCATCGACGAGCTCGCCGTCAAGGGTAAAAAAGGCTGGTTCGAGTGGTTCAAGAAGGACCGGTACGAATTCCAGGAGCGGGCGGACGCGCGCGCCGAGGGCGGAGAGGCAGCAACTCCGGCGCCTCGTGCTAAACCTGTGACGCCGGCCAAGGAAGAGCCGGCTCCGGCGTCGGGCCCTTTCGGGACCGAGAAGAAGATGCCGGACGGGACGCGGTTCCGCAGAGTCGGTGACAAGTGGGTCAAGGTGAAATAATGGCCGGTTTCGACGACGCACAGATGGCGCGGTTCGAAGAGCTCTCGACGAAGGCTGACAGGGACGGGCTGACGGACGCCGAGATGGCGGAGCTCGAGCAACTCAAGTCGCTCAGCGAGCCAGAGGCGGCGCCCGCGGCACCCGAGCGCCGGACGGACCAGTTCGACCGCCTCATGCCTGGTGGATTCGGGACGGACTTTGTTGCCCCCACGGGCACCTACTACTCGCGCGCCTTTGTGAGTCGCCCACCCGAGGAGCCAGTCGACCTCGAGGGGTTCCCCAAGTTGAAGGATGCGGTCAAGCGCGACGGCCAGAAATCGTGGCTCATGAATGCGCTGGGTGCCATCGGCGACTACTCCGCGCAGGTGAAGGCTGAACTCGCGGCACGCTCGGAGCTCGAGCGCAGCGTCGAAGAGGCGCGTCGTTCATGGGCCCCGCCCCAGGAGCGCGGGACGTTTGGCTCGATGCTGGAGACGGCCACTGGGGTGGTGAAGTCAACGCAGTCAGCGATGGCTATTCCGCTCGACGCGATGGCCACGTGGAATGACGCGAAGCCGCAGTGGCAGCTCGACAACCCCGAGGCTGCGGCCATCCGAGCGGAGGGAGCGTTCGCCATTGCCTCGCAGCGGAACAAGGAGGCACAGCGGGCCCTGGCGGTGTCGGAGATCTCTCACCTCGAGATGCTCGAGGCGGCCAACGGCCGGGTGAATCCCGAACTCGCGGCCCAGCGCGAGGCGCTCGAGGGGCAACTGCCGCTCGACCTGCGCGAGGAGGGTGCCGCAGCGTTTCTGTCGGAGATCACCGCCGGCAGCGCATCGACGCTCCAGGCCGCGGCCGAGGGCGCCACCACGGGCGGCGCGCTCGCGCTCGGAGGCGGCGCGGTGGCGTACGGGTTGACGCGCAGTCCGACCGTAGCGCGCAAGGTGATGAAGACGGCCCTCAAAGTGGGCGGAATGACGGGGGCTGCGACCTACACCTACCGGCAGGAGTCGGGCGCGGCATTCAAGGAGTCCGCGGACTGGGTCGGAAGTGACGGCAAGCCCCTCTCGCTCGAGGCGCGCGCGGGCGCGGCGATCATCACTGGCCTGGTCAACACCGGCATCGAAATAGCCGAATTGTCTGTGGTTATGAAGGCGCTGGGTCCGGCGACCGCAACCCTCACTGCCGACGCCGAGGCGGCCATCAAGGCGAAGGAGTTCAAAGCCGCGGTGGCCAGGGACCCGCGCATGCGCGCCATGCTGGTGCGTGTGGCGAAGGCGTGGGTTGGGGCGTCCGCCCCGGAGGTGGTCGAGGAGGGCGCGCAGCAGTTGGCGGGCCAGGCCGTCCACGCGGCATTCTCGCAGGACCTGTCCGTCTTCTCGCCCAAGGAAGTGGTCGAGGCGATGGGCCAGTCGGTTGTGCCCATGTTCTTCGGGGCTGGGCTCATCGGCCCGGCAACGCACGTGGCGGCCGAGCTCTCGCTTCGAGGGGAGCATAAGAGGGCCGGCGAGCGGGTGGTGCCACTCCTGAAGTTGGCGGTCGACGCCGACATGCAGGCGAAGCCCGAGGAATTCGTCGAGTTGGCCAAGGGTGTCGGAGCGGGCCCCGTGTACGTGCGCGGCGACGCGGTGAAGCGCTTCTACCAGGAGCGCACCGGCGACGAGGCCGACAGACAGAAGCAACTCGAGGAGGCCCTGGGCCCCGGGGCCGTCGACAAGGTCGAGCAGGCCGCGGCTACCGGTGGCTCGGTGGAGATTCCTCTCGAGGCCCTGCCCAAGTGGGCGTCGACTGAGGCCGCCGCGGCACTCGTTGACGACTCCTCGACGCACTCCGAGGCACCGACACCTCGAGAGCTCCGGGCGACTGCCTTCATCGAAGAGGCCGCGCAGAAACTGGCGGCGGAGGAGATCTCCAGCACTGCCGACTCGAAGGCCTTCGCCGACACCGTCGACAGGTGGGCGGAGGAGCAAGTGACGGCCGGGCAGCCCAAGGCGCGGGCGCGGACCGCGGCGCTCATCATCAAGCACATGGTGATGACCGCGGCGAAGGACGCGAAGAAGTCGCCGCTGGAGATCGCTGACCGAGCCGAGTTTCAGTTTCTCAAGGGCGACGAGCAGCCCATGCGCGCGGAAGACGTGAGCCGCGGCGCCATGTCCGTCAAGGCCCCAGACATCGAATACTTCCTCACCGACAGGTTGCAGTCGCAGGACGTGACGACGCCAGAGGGGCGCGCTGCGCGGAACGAGGACTTCTACCGCGACAGCACCACCGGCGTGCGGAACGCGCGCTTCTGGGCTCTCGAGGAGCAGACGGCGACGACGGTTGGCCGAATCAGCATCGAGGGCGTCAAGAAGCAGAACGACACCTACGGACACCAGGCCGGAGACTCTGTCTACGCCGCGGCCGCGCAGGCCATGGTCGAGGCCGGTCTGGACAACGGGACGCTCTCGAAGGACGGCGGAGACTTTGCCATCGCCAACGTCACCCAGGAGCAGCTCGACAAGTTCCTGGCTATTGCGAACAAGAATCCGCTCCTGCAGGGCTACGAGCTCCTGGGGCACGTCGCGTTGCTGCACGAGGACGAAGGAGAGGGACTGACGCGCGCGGCGTCGAAGAAGCACAACGCGGCCAAAGAAGCCCTCGAGGCGGCCGACCAGCGAGCCAAGCGCGGCCAGGAGCCCAAGCGCTCGACCAGCAGCGCCAAGTTCACAGCCAAGCCAGTGACTGGCACCCAGTTCCACGAGACGGCCCAGAGGACGCTCGAGAGCCTCACTCCGGAAGAGCAGTTCCAGGCGATGTACACGGAGCCCGAGACGGGCCTGTTGACAAAGGATGCGCGCGATCGCTACCTCGAGGCGCACCCAAAGAAGCACCACGTCAGCATCGACCTCAACCTGCTCAAGGCCTACAACAAGCTCGTCGGCGAGAAGGGTGGAGATCAACTGATCGCCGCGTTCGGCAAGCTGATCGCCGAGACGGGCGGAAGGGAATTCCTCGCGACGCACGTGTCCGGCGACGAGTACACGCTCGACACCGACGACATCGATGGCGTCACCGCGTTCTTGACGGTGCTGCGCAAGGAGGCGGAAGAAGAACTGATTGACGTCACATTCACGGATGGTCACTCGGGGATTGTGCCTGGCGTGTCGTTTGGTGTAGGTATTGGGCCTACAATTGACCTTGCGGAAGGGCAACTCAATGCCGACAAAGAGCGACTCGCAGCAGCAGGCAAGCGCGGAAAAGACTTCGACGCAGGACTCGCAATCGCGCGCCAAAACCTGGCTCGAGGAGCAGAAATCCAAGCACGGCGAAGTGGCGTCGGTGAGGCTGGTGCGCCGGCCGGGAGCGCCGCCGCGGATGTCGTACCAGGAGTACAGGCGACTGGGGTTGCTGGAGCCGGTGCAGCAGTCGCCCAAGATGACGTACGAGCAGATACGGGCGTTGGCAGCGGCAGTGAACAGGCAGGACGAAGCGGAGCGCTTGAAGCAAGAATTGCAGGCTGGCGACAAGAGCTCGCCGAGCGCGGACCCAAGCACCTCGAGCACTTCGACAAAGTAATTGCCGAACGCGAGGCTCGCCGCCCGCTTCGCACCGACGAGGCCGAACTCGTCTTTGCCGGCTTCAACAGCGCTGACAACGTGGCTCTCGCGCGCAAGTTGGTGGCGGCTCGAGAGGACGGAGACTGGAAGACCGCGGCGACGGCCCGACTCGACTACATTGAGAACCTCAGCCCCAGCATGATTCACCTCGCCAGCGGCGAGTCCGTGAGTGTGCCGGATTCTGTCTGGACGCAGGTCGACGCGTGGATGCGAGACGCGCAGCGCGATCTCTATGAGCCAGAGGAGGGGCTCACCGAGATGCGCTGGCGCAATGAGAATCCAAGCAGGACTCCGCCCTTTCCATCGGGCCCGCGCATCGGTGGCATGTCGAGATGGAACGACAAGGGCATGCAGGTTCGCGCCGACGCCCAGCGCGAGGAGTTCGACCGCCACCTACATGGCTCGGCGCAGTCGGACCGCCGCCGCTACCAGGCCAACGCCCTGCGCACCGGCGAGGAGCAGTTCCCGCCCGACGCACAGGAGCGCATCGACGAGGCCACGAAGAAGACCTACCAGATCGCCCGTGCGCTCGAGGAGCACTCGAGAGAGAAGTTGCGCGAGCTCGGCTTCGAGGACGGCACCATCACCGACAGCAGTCCCAGGGCGATGGACGTGCTATCGACGTGGATCGCCGACGAGGTGGCATTCGAGGCGGACCCGGACCGCGGCGCCAACTCTGGCATCGGCTGGTACTCGGCGAAGTTCCAGGAGGCGCTCGACACGCTCGTGCCCGTCTTCCCACAGCTCGCGAAGCCCGGGCCGCGGGCCGTCTTCACTGCCGTCATTGCCATTACGAGCGACGGCCAGAAAGTCAAGAACAACTTCAAGCTGGCGGTGAAGCTCTTCAGGCAGTACCTCGCGACCGGGAAGTTGGGTGCGGCGTCCTCGAACCGAGACATGAGCGCCAACATCCGGACGCTCAACGACCTCATCGAGAAGTTCGGCGCCGATGGGCTCACGGAGCAACTGCTCGTGGAGGCCCGCGTTGACGAGCACAAGGAGGCCTTCGCCGACACCAAGAAGAAATTCAACCTCAAGAGCGAGTTCAAGCCAGACTATGAGCCGCAGGTCGAACTGCCGCTGTCGGCAGTTCTGCTTGGACCAAAGCTGGGCGCGTTCTTTGCGAACCTCAGCGGCGCCACCGGCTACCTCACGATGGACCGCTGGTGGAGCCGCACCTTCAACCGCATGCGCGGCACGCTGCTCGACAAGGCTACGCCACAGGGTCTGTCGCGTCTGCGCGCCCTTCTGGGCGAGGATGGGCTCGACGACGAGGCCGTCATCTGGAAGGCGCTCGAACTCCAGGCGGACTACGAGGACCGCAACTGGAAGCCCGACTTTGCCGAGGGCGAAGACCTCAAGAAGCTGAAGTTCAACCAGGCTAGGATTGAGGCGCTCTACGAGAACGAGACGGATCTCGACAAGCGCGTCGCGGATGACAGGCACTACGGGCTGGCTGTCAACATCTGGCAGAAGATTGGGCCCGACGCTCGAGCTAAGTATGACCCCGAGGGCAGGTACGACAAGACGCCTCCGCCGGCTTTTGTCAAGGCGCGCGCCGACGAGGCGAACGCGCGCGGCAAGGGTGGCACCAACGCGCTTTCGCGCGCGAAGAAGGCCATCGGCGCCGACTACCTGTCGAAGCGTGGCGGGCTGGACCCGGAGGAGGTGGCTCGCGAGCGCGGCTACGACTCGGCTCGAGACATGTTCGATCGCTTCGAGCTCGAGCGCGCTGCAAACACCATTGTCAAGGCGGAATTCCTCGAACTGCAGGACGCGCCCAGCAACCGCGCGGATCGCACATTCATGATTGACACCGCGAAGATGGCCCAGAAGAAGCTGGGCGAGCGCGGTATCGACATCAGCATCGCCGACATCCAAGCTGCGCTCTGGTACTATGAGAAGCGCCTCTACGCGGGATTCGGAGCAAAGGACTCTGCAAGTGAAAGCTACCTCGACGCCGCCAAAGAATACGCCCAAAAGCAAAGCCGACGTCGTGGTGCTCGACCCGGCGGATCCACTGCACGAGGCGATGGCAGCGCTGACACCGGAGCAGCGAATGCACTACGTCGAGGCGCTGAAGAAAATCGTGGCGGAGCGCAAGGCTCGAGAGGCCGCCTCGCCCAAGTAGCGACCGAGGAAGACAGGGCGGCGACGCCGAATGAGAAGATTCGTGCTCGCGTCGAGGAGATCGTTCGCGAGTACCTCATGGTTGAGGGATTCACTCGGCCGGAGACTAAGATTATGGATCCGCCCTCCATCAAAAGGGGCGACTCGGTCGCAATCGACGGCACGTGGCGAAGGGTTCTTGAGTCTGAAGGCACTGGTGATTCATGGCGCCTGGTGACAGAGGGCAAGACGTTTGACATCGACTTCGATGTTCCTGTCATGCGACCCTCATGGTCCGGAGAGCGCGTTGTCGCTGAGAGTGTTCGATTCCCGAACGACCCTGTCACCCTGTCCGCGGCTAGGCGCGAACCGGTCGTAGAGGTTTATTCGTGGGGCGAGGCCGACATCAGCAAGCGGAGCCGGCAAAACGAGACCGTCGAGACGCTTCCCGTTGCCGATGTCGTAGCTGAAATTGGCAGTCCAGAGTTGACTCGCGACCTGGCTCTCTACGTACAGGCAAAGGAGAACCAGCGTGAGTACCAACAGCGGCTTGACGACCAGGGCGACATTGTCGACCCAGAGCAGGTCAGAGTCGGTGACCTCGTGCGCCCGGTGGCCGACCAGGGCGACATTGCAGGTGAGTGGAGCAAGGTAGTCAAGATTGACGTCGAGGAGTACGCGACCGACTACACCGATGTCGAGCCGCAGCGGTACAACTTCACCCTCGAGGATGGCGCTGTCATTGGTTCTGACCGTATAGAGGGCGAATGGGACCCCATCTCCATTCTTCCGCCCGACCAAAAGCCGGCTGAGGAGCGCCAGGTTCAACTCACCCCGCGGTGGTATCAGCCAGTCGCGGGCGAGGCCGAGGTGCCTAAGGGCTACTTCGACGGGGCGGAGCAAAAGGCCACCGGGCAAGTGCTACGCGTCTTCCTCAATAAGACGGCCGACGTGTCGACGGTGCTGCACGAGGCGGCGCACGGGTGGCTCGAGTTCTACCGCGACCTGGCGTCGCAGGATGATGCGACCGACGAGGTGAGACGGAAGTGGAGTGACATCGCGGCGTGGCTCGGCGTGAAGGACGGCGAGAAGCTGAACGGCGACCAGCATGAGCTCTTCGCACGCACCTTCGAGGCATACCTGCTTCGAGGCAAGGCTCCAAAGAAAGAGCTCGAGAGCGCATTCAACTCGCTGAAGCGGTGGTTGCTCGGTATCTACCGCAGCGTCCGCGGGGTGCCGGGCGCGCGGCTCGACCCCAAGGCCATCGCCGTCTTCGATGCGATGTTGGCGACGCAGGACGAGGCGGAGGCCTACCAGCGTGCGCAGGGGCTGGCGCCGGCAGACATGAAGCCGGCAACCGTCACTGACGAGAAGTGGCAGGCGCAGATCGAGGCGCAGCGCAACGCGGTCTCCGAGGGCAGCCGCAAGGCGGAACTCCGCGCCATTCGAGACGCCCTGCGCGTGCATGAGCGCTGGTGGAAGGATGGCGTCAAGAAGCTGAAGGCCGTGTTCTCGGAAGAGTACGAGGCATTGCCTGGCGTTCGCGCGCAGCGGCTTTTGAGGGAGACGAAGACGGAGCTCGACCCGTTCGACCTCCCGGACAACACGGGTCAAATCGCCGAGGCTTTCGGCTTTGCTGACGTCGATTCACTCATCAAGGCGCTGGCCGAGGTGCCAGAGAAGAGTCAGTGGGTCGAAGAGCACGCGCAGGAAGAGATGCGCCAGCAACACCCGGGTATCCTCGAGCGCCGCGACTGGATGCGCGCCGCCATCGCTGACGGGCTTAACGCCTACACCGAGAAGCGCCTGCTGGACGAGCGCGCGAACCTGCGCAAGCGCGACCCGCGCATCGGCGCCGCGCCCGTGGCCGTCCTCCGCCGTGCCGCAGCGATCATCGTCGAGCGCACACGACTCGGGAAGTTGAATGCCGGAGCCGCACTGCAGCGCGAGGCGAAGGCCGCGAAGGAGTCGTACGAGGCTGCGGCGAGGGGCGAGTGGAACAATGCGGCGGAGGCGAACCAACGACAGATGCTGAATCACTTCCTCTACAAGGAGATCATGGGGGCGCGCGAGATCCGTACGCAACTCGAGGAGCTCGGCTCGAAGCTGTCGAAGAAATCGGCGCGCGAGCGGCTCGGCAAAGCGTCGACCTTCTACCGCGACAGCGTCGACTTCATTCTGACGCAACTCGGACTCGCGGAGCCGGTCGACGAGGCCGTTGGAGCCGAGGTGCTGCAGCAAGTCTCCGGACAACTCCAGGGCGATGCCATCAACGTCGGTGACCCCGACTGGCTGCCTGGCGTTCTTGAGGCCATTCGCGGCGGCGGGTACAAGCGGGCGACTGTGGCACAAGCATGGGCTGTAGTGGACGCGCTCACGCAGATTCAGGCCGCCGCCCGGCAGCGCACCGAGGCCGTCATCGAGGGCAGGAAACTCGAGGAGTCGGAGATCGTCGCGAGACTCATCAACGAGGCGAAGGAGAACAAGAAGCAGAACCCCAACCTTCCATCGAGTCCGTCTGCGGCTTCACTCGCACAGAAGGCCGAGGCCATACCTGGCATCGTTTCGGCTCCACTGCTGAAGATCGAGACGATGGTCGATTGGCTCGGTGGAGCTCTCGTCGGCAAGGACGTGCTGGATTCGATGTGGTACCAAGCCGTCTTCAAGCCGCTCAAGGGTGCATGGCAGCGCGAGGCCGACCTCTTCAAGCAGCGGATCGCCCCAATCATCAAGGCCATGGAGGCCATTCCAGACTCCGTGCGCAAGACGTGGATGGATCCAATCGACGGCGCCAAGCTGTTCCCGACTCACCGAGTGGGCAACGGCGAGCAACTCTTGTCGGCACCCTCGAAGCGCTTCGAGCTTCTCGTCATGGCCCTCAATGCCGGCACCCCGAGCTCGCTCGAGCGACTCACGAAGGGTCGGAACATCACCGTCGACGAAGTCCGCAATGCGCTCGGCGCGCTCACCCGCGAGGAGATCGACTGGGCCAACGCAGTCGGCGAGGCGTTCGACGGCATGTGGCCAGAGATCTCCGCGATGGAAGAGAGGGTCACCGGCCTCAAGCCCAAGGCGCTCGAGCGCCGCGCGATGGTGCTCGAGAATGGCGTCCTCGAGGGTCACTACTTTCCCGCCATCTACGACCGGCGCGTGTCCGTCGTGGGCGAACGACAGGCCAATGAGAACGAGGTGGCCGCGCTCATGGACAAGAGCTTCCATGGATTCGGCACCCAGCACGGACACACGAAGGCTCGCGTCGAAGGATTCGTGGGCCCCATCCAACTGGAGCCGCATGCGATCATCACGCACCTTGCTCAGGCCGTGCACGACCTGGCTTTCCGCGAGCCCCTGATGCAGGTAGGTCGGCGCATACTTCACCCTGACGTCGACGCGATCCTCAAGACGTCGTTGGGTGTGAAGCGGGCTCAGCAATTCAGGCAGTGGGCGTCGGACGTCGGGACTGCGACCGGCGTCGAGGGGGCCATCAACGCCGGCTGGTTGCTGCAGCTCGCGCGCAAGGCCCGGGCAAACACCACCATTTCGGCCCTTGGGTACAGCGTGCCCAACTTTTTCGAGGACCTGTCGGCCATTCCGTCGGCCTTCATGGACCGCGAGCTCGAGAGCCCGAGCATCGTCGCCGGGTTGGCCACCTTCTTCAAGAATCCACTTCAGGCCGTGCGCGAGGTGGAAGAGCTCTCGCCGACCATGCGCGCGGCTAACGACACGCTGCAGCGCGACCTGACGCAGCAGATTGCTGGACTGACGAAGCAGGGCCTCTTCAATAAGGGTCCGTTCAAGTGGCTGAAGTCAAACGCCTTTGTCCTCATCGAAGCGTCATTCAAGGCGACAGCTACGCCGCTGTGGATCGCCATGTACCAGCAGAGCGTCCGGAAGGGCGACAACCACGCCCGAGCCGTCGACCGCGCCGACAAAATGGTTGGACGCTTGTTCCCAATGCACTCGGCGGTGAATGCCGCTGGCCTTCTCAGGGACAAAGGCTGGGCCGGAATGAGTGTCCAGTTCTACGGATTTTTCTCCACGGCCATCAACGTCCAGTTTACGAACGTGCAGGAGTTCTACGAGTCAAAGTCTGCAGAGCAGCGCGCGAAGGCCGCGGGGCGGGCACTGGGCTACTTCATCGCCATCTCGATCGTCGGCGCCATCCTCCGGGGCCGCGGGCCTGACAAGGACGAGGACGCCTCAACCTGGGCCCTGCGCACCATGTTGACCAGTGGGCTGAGCCACATCCCCCTGCTTGGCGACCTCGGCAGTGCGATTGACGCCAGGATCCGGGGTGAGCCCGTGCGCGCCCGTCCATCGAGCGCCCTCGCGGGCATCATCATGGCCACCTTCGAGGCGGTCGACGGGGTGGCGACGAAGGAGCCGGGCAAGGCGGCCGAGCTCGCGGTGCGAGCCGCGGGTCCACTCCTTGGGCTTCCGGCCTCACAGGCGCTGCGTACCGGCAAGTACGTGGCGGACGTGGCCTCTGGCGAGCGCACGCCGGCGGACCCTGGCGACTTCGCCTCGGGGCTCATCTATGGTGAAACGGACCGCGGCCAGTTGACGCCGTTCAACGCGCCGGGGCGCATTCTCTCCGGCCCTGAGGTAAGGTGAGGACATGACTACAGGCTCGAGCTCCAGCGTGACGCGGTACGGCAACGGGGCCACCACCATCTTCTCGACGGGGTTCTACTTCCAGAGCTCCAGCGAGGTTCGCGTCACCTTGTCCACCCTTGTCGGCGCCGGCGGTGGCACGACGAGCATCCTCACCGAGGGCGTCGAGTACACCGTCAACATGCCGAGCGAGGTTGGGGACGCTGGGGCCATCGTCATGGTGGATGCGCCAGAAGACGACTCCGAGGTGCTCATCGAGCGCATCGTCCCCTTCACGCAGGAGGTCGACCTCCGCAGTGCCGGGCAGTTTGACCCCGAGGTGCACGAGGCCGCGTTCGACCGCCTGACGTTCCTGGCGCAGCAGCTCGACCGGCGCGTGACAGCAGTCGAGGCGCAGGGCGTGGCGGGCGACGTGGTCGCTGGCTCCGGGCTCGAGTTTACCGGATCCACGCTGAGTGTCGTGGCCGGGAACGGCATCACGACGGCAGGTGGCGACGTGGCGGTGGTTTTCGCATCGGAGGCCCCTGCGGCTCCTGGCACCATCGACGCGAACGTTTCTTCGGACGTGGGTGCTCAGCCCGTGGCGGCCAGAATCGACCACGCGCACGGAGTATTCACGGCTGCGGCCGTCGAGCTCACCGACAGCACCAATGCCGAGGGGTCCGCCAGCGAACTGGCGAGGGCCGATCACACGCACTCACACGGAACTCGCGGCGGCGGGACGCTTCACACGGTGGCCACGACGTCAACGGCGGGATTCATGTCGGCGGCCGACAAGATTGCGGTCGACGCCATCTCGTTCGTCACATCGTTCGAGTCGTATGTTCCGTTCGACACGACGACGACGATACACACCATTCCGTTGTTCTATGCGGACAACTCGATGTACCTCGTCAAGGTGTTGATGTCGGCGATGGAAACACCCCCGACCGGCGGCGAGGGTGGGGCGTACGAGCTCACCGGGTGCTTTAGGTTTTCAGGCGGAATTGTCAGCCAAATCGGAACCACGACACGCACCGTCATTGCGGAAACAGGCTCGTGGGCCGTGAGTGTGCCGGGTCCTTTTTTCGCAATCTCAGGAACCAACCTCCTGATCCGCGTCGAGGTTGCCGAAATCGACTCGAACTGGCGCGGACAGGTAACCCTCATCAAGGCGATTGACGCGTTGATCGCGTAACACGGAGACAAGCAATGAATCGTTCACTCGTTTTCACACTCATCGCATCAACCGCCATCGCCGGCGGACTCGTCATCAATACTGCCCGTCGCGCAGAGTTCACCAACTGTAGCTCGAGCGGGTCACTTTCACAGCCCGTGCTTGAGGGCGAGTATGTAATGAGGGTCACCGACAAGGACTCGTTCGTGTGCTACTCGACGACGTGCGCGGGCGACGCGGGCGAGAAATGGCCCATGGGTACGGTGGTCAAGGTGTCGATGCCTCGAGCCACGAATGGCCTGAGCGACGGCGGCACGGGTACTGACGTCTCGTGCAGGTCGAGCGACTCGACCGGCGATGTGATCTTCACTCAGGTGTTCTGACCATGTTCGCGCTCCTCGCGCTGGTGCTCTCCCAGGCGTCTCCGGTGCCCGACGTTGACGGGCCGATTTTCTCGAACCCTGCGACCATGGGCGGAGCGTCTCTCGCCTTCTTCGAATTCGCCCCAGCCTCCGGCGCAGGTATGGGCGAGGCATGCCCCAACCCCAACTGGCTACCGTACAGCGAACAACTCACCGGAGCGGGCTGGTCCAATACTCGGAGCGGCACCCCCAGCCCCGACTTCCCGACCGTCACAATCAACCAAATTGAGTCGCCCACGGGCACGCTGACGG